AAAGCTCGATGGATCTTCTTATACATTTCAACCGGATCTGTGTTCAACTGCGAGTATAGATACGCAGCATTGGCCAGCGTTTCTGGGTCCATACCGATATTCTTGTATGGAGCGTATTGCTGATGGATACCCTGGAATCGTTTTGTTACTTCACCATTCCAATTCTTAAGGTATTTTTCAACAATAGGACGATCAGCTTCTTCTACTCCATTTAGAAAACCAGCAGAAAGATCATCGTCATTACTCGGAGGTGGTTCTTCATTTTGTGGAAAACCACTAAACTCTAGCGGGCTCATTCATATCTCCTGTAGGTTGGTTACCATTGGGGCTTGCTTCCAACATAGCTTGCTCCGCAACTACACCTGCAACACGATCTTTATGCATACGGCAGTGTGCAACAAACGATGCTTTTGCTTCATCAGGAAGTAATTCAAACTCCTGAGACTTCATATAATTTTCATGCGCTTGAATATGAGCTTCGTCATTATCCCATTCGTTAATAGGAATGAGAACCTTACCCAATTGCCAATTCTCACGTTGTGCTTGACGAAGATCCAGTTGAGATTCATCATACATACGATTAGTTTCACTCATCTGTAGATATTTAAGACCTTGTTCAACAGGAATAAATTCATCTTTCATCATCTCAGTAATGAAAGCCTGTCTGGCAGCCCTTGAACGAGGCGCCATAGAACCAGCTTCTACTCTAAAATCTGTATTGCCCTTAAGATCAGCCGCCTTAAACATCATGCTTTCAAAAACAGAGTTTCTAGAAACAACCTTAATAAGTCTCTCTTCTTCCCAATATTGATCTACCAGAGACAAAGTTTGTTGTCCAATACATTGAACTGCTTCCTCAATTGAAGCGACTGCATAATACAAACGAGTATCATTCTCTTCTTGCAAATACGCAATTGCAGATGCAGCTTCAACTCCCGGTGGAGTTCTACCCTTTGTAATTTCATATTGTCCAGAAATATCATCTAGATCTTTCAGGGTACGCTCATCAAGACCTAGAACATATTGAGGAATATCTGGGTTATTCAATGGTACAGGTGGACCAAAACCAGGAGCTACTGAAATCATCAATCCTGGTTCACTTGTAACCTTATTAGGATCAATAGCTCCTTGAGTGTAGGTATATTGAGGCTTAGAAGTTCTATTCTTAGCCTCAATCATCTGAGAACGAGAACGATTGTATTCACGCTGCAAAGGAATCATGTCTTGAATAATAGATTCCCCATAGAACCTACCTGTAGGAATAGCATCTACCTTTGCATAAGGGTATTCTCCATGTTCGTATGGATAATCATTTTTAAGTGGCTTTTGAGTAATAGCCGCTAAAACATTATCCATACCACCCATATCCAACTGATTTTCTACTTGAGGTTCTGGAATACCCTCATACATATAGACCATAGTATCGTTGGACATAATAAACATTGCTCCATCTTTGAATTCTTTACATGGTTTAACCCAAAATTCTTTGACGTAGCATTGTTTCATTCCTTGTTCTTTAGGAGTTTTAATCCCCAAGGATGAGAAAAACTTCTGATCTAAATGAGATCCTGTAATATGTTCATCAGGATCTACCTCAACTCCATACTGTGTGAATAAAACTTCAGGATCTACTGTAGCTGCTTCACAAACAAATGGTTGAAGTTGAATATCTTCTTCTTGAAGATAAGGAACAAAAATATGAAAAGGAGACTTAGCCTTCCAACAAATCTTACCCATAAATCCCATAGAGTCAGGAGTGTTCTCTTCATAGTAAGTCTTAACAAATCCTGTTCCACAAACTGATGACCAGAAAACTGTCTGACGCCTTGTACGGTTAAAATAGTTAGAATGAATCAAATAATCAGAAACGTTCTCTGCCGCCCTTGCAGCAGCTACATCTCCTTCTTCAGTTGAATCAGGAACTACCCAAAATTGAGGTTCTTCCTTTGAGAGCTTAGTAATTTCACTTCTGATCGCTGGCTTGATTCTATTGATGGTAAGTCTTACTCGCCAGTTAGGAGCAGGTGGATCAATCATTTGTAAACTAGTTGTGTTACCAGTTGACTTTGGACTCCAAGCGATCCAATGTCGACCAAAATAAAAGGCCATGTTAGTATACCACTGTTTTTCAAATACAGCCCTAGCTTGCTGACAGGATTTAAATTTAGAATCCCATTTAGCAATCAATTTTCCTTCAGGACTGTTCGGTAGTGTCTTGATCGCCACTTAGAACCCCTAGTTCTTTAAAGATTTCCAGATCAATAGGATCAAACTCATATTCGGGTCCTGTATCCAAATTAACTTCTTGATCATCCTCTGCAACTGTTGCAGTTAATTCAGGGCGTTCTCCCGAAGAAAATTGTGGATTCGAGAGTTGCAGCAACAGGCGGCTCTGATTGAGACTCGTCTCCTGACACGACTGCAACAAGTTCATCAGATTCGTTTGACTCTCCATTAGATAGCCCATCGTTTGACGGATCGTTTGAAGTTCCGTCATTACTATCTGAATCTGTTCCTCGTTCATGTTCAGCCTCCCAGCGGGCAATTGCACGGGTAATATCATTTACCAAATTATTAGCACATTCACAACAAAAATAAATGATACCTTCCCACAACGGCTTAAAGTGTTCATCGGGAACATCTAAACCAGTATCAATAAAATAATCTTTCTGTTGTGATCCACATTGAATACAAACAAAGGGATGGATAGTAGGTTTATTAATACATTGCACCGGGCGTGTAGCAGCCATTACCACTCACTTCCTAAACATTCATCGAGTGCACCGGAATACACTTGGTTTCTAATTAAAAACGTAGGATCAAAATCACTTGCAACTTCAGAAACGCCCAAAATATTACCTACAGGCATATCAAATTCTTCTGGAAGTTGCGGACGACTAACAATGCCATACCTTAGAGCATCTAGCAAGTGGTCGTCTTTTTTGAGTGGAGTTTCCTTTGCGTTATTTCTAGCAGCGATTTTACTCGATGCAAATTTTGCCCAACGGTATCTTTGAAGCTCCCACAATAACCATTCGCAGCGAGGAGAGATAAAAGTAAGCTCTCGTCTAAAACGATGAGCTACTCTCATAATTCCACCATCTACGTTGTTAAGACCTAGACCAATATAGATCCCATGTTCAGCATATTCTGTATGAATAGATGTTCCTGTAATTGGATCCTTATTAGCAATTGATGGATCACCGACACAATATTGGGGTTGAGTCCTGAGAAACTTTCTACGCTCCAAGATAGCGGCTGCGTTTTCCATGACGAGTTTTCCACGTTGATAATATTCGTCATAAATAATGATTCTACCTTCTTCGTCATAAGCACCAAATAACCATGCTGTAGGATTAGTAAGGCCATGATCCATCATTTCAAAATGGCCCCACTTACGAAGAATAGTATTCCAACGATCTGTCTCTAGGATATCTTCTGTAAGAACGTTTTCAGCATGGAAGGAATCTTTGTAGACTAATCCCGTATGACTGATATAGGAACCGGTCTTTCTAGTTTCAATTTCATTATCACTCATACCTTGAAGTAACGTATCCATAACATCCATATCAATATAAATGTTATCGGCAGTATCTACTTCAAACACATCAATGGATAAGTTCTTCTTATTCTTCCATGGAGTATAGAGGCGATCGAAAGTCCAACTCATATCCTGTAGAGGAGTAACAGTAATGTAGTAACATCCTCCTGTATCAACAAGGCGAAGCAAACACTCATTAAAGATATTCTCAGGCGGTTCCTCGTCAAACCAAACAGCATGACGAGAAGTTCCTGCAAATTTCTGCTCATCCTGATCATAGGACATAAACTCCAAGAATGAACCATTTGCTATAGTTAGAGTTCTAAGACTCTTTGAGTAGGAATCTTCCCACGAACCGTTAATCAATTCAGATGGAGGAAGCCATTTTTGAATTTCAGGCTTTAGAATCTTTTCAACACCTTGATCGAAATCGACTCCAACTGCTCTGAGTCTAACTGGAGGTTGTGGAACATCTTGATAAGGATGTTTTCCAGTCAGTCGCATTACAGTTTCAGTAGCACCACCTACAGTCTTACCCGATCTGTTTCCCCCGATGTAAAGTCGTCCGATCTTATTAGACTTATGAAAGTCTCTCTGAGAGTCCATTGGCTTGTAGGCATGGATCGTCGGAGCTTGAACCGTTTGCCTTAGATTGGTTACTAACGAATTAGTTAATTCGCTGATAGTTTGTACTTGTTGTTTTGGCATTTAGTGGGGGTAAGTGCATCGAAGCACTCTTCATAATGTGTTGGGCCACTATGAAGCCAAACCTGGACCCCCGGATCCTTACATATTCTTGGACAACCAAACAAATGCCACAATGATGATCAAAATAATTGCAACAACATAAAGAATCTGAACAGCGCTTTGTCCACGGTCTTCAAGAATTTCAGGAACAGGTTCTTTACGCTTCTGGTTTCGAGTCCACCAAACTACACCAGCAATAATAGCTACCGAGATTGTGTTGGTAAGGGCTTCATTATTTACAATGAATTCAACCCCTGCATTCGTACTAACCCAACGTAGAATAGCCACAATCACAGCTGTAATTGGAACAGCAATAGACTTAGCATTCTCTTTAATGAGACGAGTAATTAGTTCCACAAATTTCTCCTGTTATTTCGGATTAAGGTCGATAGTTTGAGAATTAAGATCAACTGTTCCTGTCATACCCCATTGATTACCAGATGAAGAACTAGTTCTAGCCTTCCAATCAGCTGCCGCTGTAATACCGAGAAGTGCTTCAGTTGGGGCGTTCAAATCACCTACAGGCTGCAAATGTGGCAACATATCAAGGAACACTGCGATATCAACAGAACGTTCCAATGCACCAGCAGTTGGCCAATCAATATGTTCCGCTTGTGCACCAAAAGTTCGAACCCTATGTTCAGGTGACACAAGAAACCAACCATCCCCACCAGCTGATTTAACAGTATATAAGATGGACTTCATACCCATGTCTTCCTCCTCTGGCGGAATTTCCTCATTTTGATATCCCGCTATACGATCGAGGGTGTCCCAGTTCAAAATGTGATTCATATCGAATCCACCACCAGAAACTGAGATAATAGATGGATGAAAATAACTACTGGTAAATTGCCATATGTCAGCCCCGTACTTTGTGGTTTCTTGCCAACCACCACGGGGATTAGTTAGATCGCTATTGTAATTAGCGTACCACAACGGGGCGTTGCCTTGTGTCAAATTTAACCAGTTATAGAATTCACCTAAAGTATCTGAATCTTCTGGTGAATCTGGAATCCAATCAGATGAATAAGTGATAGTGCATTCTCTTTGATAATGCTGGTGTAAGCGATCGCAAAATTCACGCTCTCCCTCAGCACCTATCAAATAGATTCCTGGTGTAGTTTCCCAATCACTTTGTATAAATTCACCGATTAAGAGTCCACCATGAGGATCTAGCCGACGAATAACGTTAGCCACTTGATCTGAAACTCTAGAGTCAGATCGCAACCAATGGTATGCTCCACGATATTTGAAGCCCTGTTCACGCATCCATGGCCATCTAGTAGGAAAACCTTTATCCCCACTATTAGCACCCTCACTTATTTTATGACTAAATAAGGGCCATTCTGGCATTGGTTCGCCAGTGATCTGTTGATAGGTGCCATGAATATCAGGACCATGTGCAATAGGCCAAGGCACAATTTATCTCCTAAAATGTTTAAGGGGAGAGAGCCCGTCACTCTCTCCCCTTAAATCTTA